ACACTTGCGTGCCAGAGTTTATGAGCAGGATAGGCAGCGAAGTATTGTGGTTGGAACTGTTCCACCACACTGATCGGGACCTTGGCTTCTGCGGCCAGCGTAGCGGGTTGACCAGCGTAGTTTGAGCCATGACCGAGCTTCTTGCACATGAAGCGGTAGCTATGTTGATGGTAATAAGGTCTCTCGGAGAGTTCTCGGTCACCTTTAGGGTCACCCGTCCACCCGAGCTTAGGCCAACAAAGCTTTGCAGTAGCAACGTGGGGATCTCCGCTTTCACAAGAGTCAAGATAGCGCCCATCTCTAAAGAGGTTCCATTCGATAGCACCAACACAGTAGGATTCTCCTGATTTAGCGTCGAACTTGGCGAGTTTCATTCCGTCGTCTGCGACGAACATGGAACGTAGGGACTCTTCGATGTTCTGAAGGTTACCTCCTGTTCCGAATTCGCTAAAGCTAGAGCTAAAGCGACCAGTGCTAGTACCAGCGATATTGTAAGATGTTCTGATACGGTCATCTTTATCGAGCTCCATCTCGTAGGTTTTAAGCTTAGCGCCGAGGTCGGAGAGGGCGAGGAGGTGGGCGGCGCATTGCTTGGCGATGAAGTAGTTGGCGTAGATGGCTTCGAGGGCAGCGGCATCGCAGGAGACTCGGCCACCACGGCGGATAGGAGGAATCTGAAGGTGGTTGTAGAACAGCGCCATGCGATGCTTGGGGCTGCGCCAGTTGAACTCAGACATGCCAACGCCGTCGCAAGCGATTGCTTCAAGGCCAGCTTCGAGGTGGTCCATGCGGTCGTGGATGATGTCGATGGCTTTCTTTCGGCTGTCAACGTCGACTTTGACGCCCCTTAGCCGCATCTCTAAAGCCGGCCCCTGGAGATCCCTAGAGAAGTCATACGTTGCTGCCCTGAGATCATCGAGTTGAGGCAGAAGGACATTGAGGATCTCAAGGGTAACGCAGGTGTCAAGGCCGTTGTAAACCCAGTCACGTTCGGTTTGGTTCTTAAGGTCGCCGGGCTTGGCGATGTCGGTGTGGATCTCTCTCATTTATCTCTTCCTATAGTCCTAGTGCCTTTGCGTTCGGTCTTCCAGGGTCCCTCGTCGGTGTAGATAGAACCCAAGTAACCTAAAGCCTTAAGGGATTCAGGTTGCAGCGCATGATGGAGGAGCATAGTGTCGTGCTCTGCACCGAACACACGGATCTTCATTGATCGGTAGAGGAAGGCGATGTCATAGAGTCCGTTTTGGAAGAGCTTTGGGATGGAGGGGTCTTGCAGAACTCCTCGCACAAGCAGCCAAGCATCTGCCTCAGCTCTAAGGCTAGGCCAATAACTTCGATCTTTCTTTCTTCCGTCAAAGAATGGAACCACCATGGCAAGGTCACTGCTCGGACTGAATCCGATGCAGGTAACTTGGCTTCCAGCAGTTTCAATATCGACACTAAGTAGTCGACACCCACTAACTCTGCTAGAGATGAAGGCTTGGAGGTCGTCGAGGGTTGGTTCGATGATGATGACACGAGCTGGTCTCCGTACTTCAGGGAAGGTGGACTCACGTCCGGCTTTGATAAGGTCAGCTACGACCGTCGGCCGTAACTCCCACTGGCGCATAACAGCAGCAGGATGATAAGTAGGCAGGAGCTTATACCCCACAGCAGTATGCGTAGAGAGATGTGTAGTTCCTCGGATTGTTGAGATACCAGTACCACCAGTAAGAGCCCATAGAGCAGTATTGCCAAGGCAGATAATAATATTTGGGTCACAAGAGAGGATTTCATCCGCCAGCCTTTCGAGTTCTGGGATGTATGATTGAAGGACGAACTTGGACTTCGTTAGGGAGGGATAGCCTCGGATGCCCATGGACTTTGGACCACAGAGGGATTCGATCTTGTCGGCTGGAGGGTGGAGGTTGAAGACGTTGGTGCGGTGGAATTCTGGATGGCGGCGCCAGATGTCGTTGATGTATTCTGGGCTGAGGGTGCGGTAGAAGGCAGAGATGTCTTCGCTGTCTTCTCTAAGGCGAGGCATGAGCTTAGCCTCGATTAGCATCTTGAGGAGTTCAACGCCGGAGGAGCCAACGAAGCCAACACCAAGAGCAGCTTCGTTCTTACCGAAGGCCTCACCGAGAAGTATGATTGGTTTCATCTACGAACCTCGTGAAGGGGGTCGAGGGAGTACGCTGCAACATAACTCCCTCGACCGAACCTAGGCTATGGCCGTGAGCCTAGGTTATTCTTCGTCAATCGACATGATCCGACCGACGTTGGCATAGACAATGGACTTGTCGTTCTTGCTTGAGGCATGGACTACGTAGATACGGACGTAGGCCCCCTCGCAGGAGAAGGCTCGGTCCATAAGCTTCCCGCCTTTCTCGACGCCACAGGCATCACAAAAGGACTTCAAGCGCCAGTAGGCACCGGACTTGGGGTCGTCTGGAAGCCAGAAGGTATTGCGGATAGTGCGGTCGGCTAGGCCTCCAGCTTCTTTGAGTTGCTTGAGATCAACGTCGTCTTCGGCCTTGGTGAGGCGGAAGGCGTATTCGAGGAAGGCTGTGCCCTTTTGAGAAGAGACATCCTTGCGAGGCTGGCCGATAACGCAGGCTTCGTAGGTACCTACTGGGATTGGAAGTGGGCGCTCGACATCTTCATCGTTGATTTCATCCAGGATCGAGGAGAAGTCGGGTTGAACGAGACCTTTATCTTGTTTAGCCATTGGAAGTTAACCTCTACGGGTGATGATGGTTGGTTTGGTTTGGGATTTTGGTGGCTCCCGCAGAACTGCGAAGAAGTCGGCGAGGCCGGTTTCGATGGGATAGAACTTGGCCGTCGCTGATGGGCGAGGGTTAGCCAAGTCGATGGTTGGGTCGGATTCACATTGGATCTGTCGCTTGCCTCCTCTGTTTAGGACTCGGATGTAGGAAGAGAAGTACTGCGGGATCTTCGGCGAGAGCTTCTGGCCAACGCCTTGAGGGAAGATCCGTTTGCTGCCGTCGGGCATGTCCATGTATGATTGATGGGACACTACGATGACGTTGGTGCAGAAGAGAGGTGAATTGAGGGTAGCGAGAATACCTTCGATAGCGTCTTGTGCATCTCCGTAAGTTGCTCTAGAGTCATACTCGCCGGAGCGGCCACGTGGAGTAAGAGGCTCACGCCAGTCGAATGCGGAATCACAGAGGCGGGAAAGGGAGTCGATAACGAGAATGTAATCCGAGCCCCAGTTCGCCGGTTTTCCCAGATCAACGTCGTCATAGGCCCAGTGATCGAGCATTTTAATTGCGTCCACGAAGGCTCTAGGCGGGCCATCGATGACTGGACCAGCTGGACCCATCTTTCTCTTATCTCGAAGGGTTCTAAACTCCACATTGTTGATCTTCTCTGGGCATTGTTCGAGAATTAGGAACTTGAGGATATCGAGGAGGTTGTCCATGTCCAAGATCCTCAACTTGTAACCGGCTTTGACAAGCGACACTAAGCTGCCGGTCTTCCCGGATTTAGGATCCCCTATCAGCAGGCATTTGACGTATTCGTTGGATTGATGGTCAGCTAGACTTGGCATATTTAAAGATCCTTATGGTTATTTCATCGCCCACGTCAAGGTCGGGCTTGTCATTGCCGAGGTAGAGGGATTCGTGGGAGCCGTAGAAGTGAACCCACCAACCACGAGAGTTGTTGTGAACTTTATAGACTTTGGTGTGGATAGTGTAGACTATCGTGTGGCTAGAGGGTTCCATGGCTCTGCCTTTTCGAATTTGGATTTGAGGTAGATCTCTCGGACGCTAGGCGACTTCGAGCAGGCCTCACGGAAGGGGCAGCCACCGTATTTATCACAAGCGGTGTCGTTCTTCGGCCAGTACTCGTTGGTGGCGTAGGTTTCCATCAGCAAGAGGAAGTGATCGAGGTCGTAGAGCCATTCTCGGAGTTGGTCTTCGGTACGATACGTGAAGCCTCGGACGCAACGGGTGCTATCAGCTAGGATCTGGATGGCGTTGATGATAACGCCCTTGACTGGGAGGCCTAGGACTACTTGGGAGGCAACGGTGTAGAGGGACATTTGGTTGTTAGGGGAGTATTGGTCGAAGAAGTAGCCTCCGGCGGTGCGGGTTGTGGTCTTGTAGTCCATGATGTATTGGTCGCCGTTAAAGGTAACGACCTTATCGAGGTGGCCGCAGAGGGTGTATGGGCGGTCGCCGACCTTAGGTGCGAGGTCGAGCTCGAAGTTAAAGGAAAGCTCAACAGCGGGATTGCCATTGTCGAGTATGAAGGTCTCGGCTGGGTCACCGGGGTTGTATTGATCGAGGTAGTCTATGACCGTGCGGATTAGAGACCAGCGGTTCTTGGATTTAGCTGCTGGGTGATCTTCAGGGTCAGGGTCCCAACCCCAAGTTCGGTTGACGAGGTTGTGGACTACATCATGAAGAGCGTCTTCATGGGGGATGCCGGAGGCTCTAGAGAAGTCGTATTCCCAGAAGGATTGATGAACCTCACTGCCAAAGCGGAGATGGATGTTCTCGCCTTTAGGGCGCCAGCCGTCGATGTAGCGGTATTTGTAGAGTTGAGGGCAACGCTTAGCATCTTCGGCCATAGTGGAGTCCCAAGCCCATTGGATTCGTGTGCCAGGGACGAACGGGCTGGCGGTGGTAGATAGGAGTTCAAGGGTTGACATCAGATCCTCCGCTTGAAGCCGACAGGGACGTTAGCGGAGGCTTTGGCTTTAGCTGCTTGTGCCTTCCACTGACCAAGGGCTTCGACTACGATTGGGTCGTCAGTGGCCATTCGGGTTTCTTTCTTGACTCTGCCGCCTGCGTCGATGTAAAGGCGGTATTTACGGTGGATAGCGATGATCTCGTCGTATTCATCTGCGGTTAGTGGGGGTTCGGTTGCCATTAGCTCTTGCTGGCGGGTGGTTGGGGGTTTATTCATCAGCTCGTCGATTGCTTTCATTGACTTCTAGCCTTTGGATGTAGGAGTGGAGGAGTTCACGGACTTCGCTGGTCCAGCCCCGGCCGAATCGACGTTCCATGTAGAGGATGTCCTCGATGTAAAGCCAGAGGCTGATGCGGTAGAGGGAATCGGCGGATAGCGGGGGCATGGTTAGCCTACTAGGATCTCAACCTCATGGAGCAGGGATTTAAGGTCAGACATACGCCGGTCGATGCTGTCGAGGGTGGGGTTAACGCCTTCACGTTCAGGGTGTTGGACAAGGCCGATGCTGGTGCCGGCACTACCAGTGAAGCGATCTTTAAGGGCAGAGAGGCGTTCGTTGATGTCAGAGATCTCCTTGAGGATCGAACTTAGACGCTCGATTACTGGCTGTCGCTTGGAGGATTCGTTGTAGGCTTGGCTGTGTTCCATTGCCATTGTTTAGCTCCGTGGTTTGACGAACGAGGAAGAGTTCACCGCCTTGAAGAAGGCAGATACGGAAGTCTTGATAGGAGTTGCCTCGGGCACGGTAGAGTTCCGTGGCG